CAGCCATGATGTCTCTCCGATCAGGGGGCCGCAATCATAGCCAAGGGGCTCTCCTAGCCAGGAAGGCGGCCCCACGGCGCACGGCCATATCAAACAGGGGACGGAGCGCTGACCGCAGCCAGGCATGGCGTGTGACGTGCGAGGCGAGGCGCGGCCCAACGGAGCGGTAGAGTCTCCGCACCACCTCGGCGATCCGGCCCTGCCAGCCGTAGTTCAGCCAGAGCCACGCGCAGATGAACTCCGGACTGCTGCGTCCGTAGATCGCGGCCGCCACCCAGCACAAGCCAGCAATGACGCCCAGGCCTCCGCCCGTGCCGCCCGTGCCGCCCGCGCCCATGCCGCCCAGAATTCTCGTCAGCCCGGCGCCGGGTGTGCCCCGGTACGATCTCCGCTCATCTTGCGGGAGCTGCGACAGGAAGTTCTGGAGTTGAACCAAGCCCATGCCGGGCGGGGTCTGCTGCGTCTGCATGGCCTCCAGCTCCTCCTGCCTTTGTCGCCACTGGTTCAGATCCTCCAGCGTGATCTCCCCCGCTAACACCTGCCAGATGTCCGGCGTTCTCGTCTGTCCGTTCATGGTCTGTCTCCTCCCGGCCTAGATGAACGCCATCCCGACATCGTGCAGTTGCGAGAGCATCTGGCGTTGCGTTTGCCCTTTTTGTTGGGCGTTGAGCATTGCGGACTGCAACTGCCCTTGATACCCTGCCAGTGCGAACTGTCCCTGCATCCCCTGTTGTGTTTGGTACTTCCGCCACAGCTCCTCCAGCCCCGTGGGCGTCTGCACATCGCTGATGGCGTAGGCCGCCGAGGGACGCAGGGGCGAGGTCGGGGAGGCGTAGCCCTGCTGCTCGGACGCCGTGATCTCCCCGCGCCGGGCCCCTTCGCGCAACTCCTCCGCCCGCTTCTTGAATTCGGCCAGCGATGTAATCCCAGGCGTACTGGTCTCCCAGCCCGGTCCCAGCCGCCGACGCATCGACTCCCGGACTTCCCCTTCCTGCTCGGTGAGGCCGCGCTCCAGGCTGGGGGAGACAGGCAACTCCCCCGCCGCCGCCTTCTTGTAGCGGTCTAGGAGCATCTGATTCAAATCCGTCTGGCCTTTGAGGGTCCTGGCCGTGTACTCCGGCATGGGCATCCCGACGAGGCCTTCAAAAACCTTCCGGCCCTCCTCCTCCTCCGCCCGCTGCTGGGCCTGGCGCTGCTCAGACAGCTCCAGGAGGCCCATTTGCTTCTGCGCCAATGCCGTCTGCGCGGGATCCGGCGGTGCCGCCTGCTGCACCGTCGGCGTTGGCACATGCGTCACGGTCGGTGATTTGAAGGGATTCATGGGAGGCTCCTTCGATACCAAGAGTTCCCCTCGGCATCCTGGGCGTAGGGGGCGAGCCCCAACTTCTGAAGCGTCCGCGCCATGGGGGCGTTCTCGGCTTCGACGGCGATGAGGTACTGCGACTGATGGGCGGCACGCATCACGGCGTTATAGGTGGCGAAGAGTTTCCAGCTCACAAAGCCCGGACGATCCAGGCCACACACGATGAGCGGGCCTGCGATGATGTGCCCGTCAAGGACATGAGTACCCAGCATGCCGATGGCCTCGCCATCCCGGCGAGCCAGGATCGTCGGGAAGCACAAGACCTCGGGGTGGTGCATGGCACCGGCCATGTGTTCGCAGATGGCCAAGTCGTCCTGGGTCTCAACCACGTGATAGGTCGTACTCATCGTCTGACGTTATTTAACACGTTCTTTAGTTGCAGGGTTCTCCACTGGTGCGTGTTCACCCCCAGCATCGTAAGGACATAGGACTGTGACAACGGATCCGGACTGCTGTCGTAGTAGAGTAGCGAGCAAGGCGCAAAATCATCCAGCACGGCGTTGTTATCAAGGTAGACAGGAGATAAAAAGTCGAGGATCGCCCCTGAGACATCGGTCTTCCGTATTCTGACAGTCAGGGACGACGACCCGCCAGTGATTTTTTGCAGGAGGAATTTCAGATGACCGATGACCGTTCCAGCATTCGCTCCTGTGATCGTGAACGTCTGGATAGCCTGTTCCGTCCCATTAGCGATGATCGTGGCGATGTCTGCCGTCGCAAAATCTACCTGCTCACTCACCGCCCCCTGTGCTATGCCAGCAGTTTGCGCGCCGCTGGAGAAATCCCACATCAACGCCCCGGCGGCGTTCCAAATCTTCATGCCCCAATCCGCGAGGCCGGCTCCGAGTTTGCCCATTTGCACCCTCGTTACCGGCGTGCCTTGGGTGTCCTTGATCGTGATGACCGAGTTCACCCCGTCGATCTCGATGTTGTTGACGCCCAGCCGGATGAGCACATTCAAGAAGCCGGCTGTAATCTTGTCCGCACTCAAATCGCTGATGTGCGCGTTGCCGATGATGGCGCTGGCGATCTGGGCCGCTAGAGTGATGACGGCGGTGTCGGTGCGGAGGTGGCCGGCGGTGATGACATTGGCGGCAATTTTGTCTGCGGTGATCGCTCCCGCCTGGATCAGGGTCGAAGGGATGACTTCCTCCAGACGGAAATCCTGAAACTCAATGACCGTGCCGGGCTGGGCGTTGAAGTTCACGAGGCAGCCGATCCGGACCGTGCGGGGGATGGCTGATGTCGGGAAGGTCGCCGTCCCAACGGGGCCGAAGGTGATCGTGTATTTTTGCCAGGTGGGCGGCGGTTCCTGTGAGGAGAGGCCCCAGTGGAAATAGGTGCCGAGTTCTGCCCACCCCGTGGCCCCGCTGCCTATGCCCTGAATGTTTGCGCCAGCTCCGTCGGCAAACGCAGCCGTGAGGTACACGACGCCGCCCGTGGTCACGGTCCGCCGGATCCACACGGACAGCCGGTAGGTGCGCGTGATGTCAATGGGAATGTCGGAGGACGCAAAGGATAGCGCGGCATCTCCGCTGTAGCGGAGCACGCCACGGCCATTCGGCCCGTCCGAGATGCTGGGGTTGGAAAATGCCGCGCCCAAGGGTGTCGTATCGCCATAAACAACACTCGCATACCACGCCGACTTGTCCTGGCAGGCCGGGTCACGGTTCAGGGCTTGGCCCGGTGCCACGAGGACGGGGCCGAGATCGCCCGTGGCGATTTGCAATGTCGTCGCGCTCGTCCCGGCAAACTGCGTGGCGTGGAAGGCACTGGCGTTGCCGCTCGTGTCCCGGCTCTTGAGCCAGTAATAGTAGGTCGTCCCATTGGCGAGCTTGTCATCGACCCACATGATGCCGCGGTGCTCGCCGACCTTCGTTGCGATCGAGGAATCGTTCGTCGTGGACCGCCAAATTTCCACCACGTCCCAATCGACGGCTGCGGGCGGCGCCCAGCGCACCACGATGAGCTGGAAGCCCGGTGTCAGGCTGACGCTGGTGGGGGCCGAGGGGGCCGAACTGTCCGTGGCCGTGGTGATGGTCTGGAGGGACGTGAAGGCCGACGCATTCCCGAACTTATCAATGGCCGAGACGCGGACTTCGTAGACGATGTTGCCGACGACCCCGATCTCCCGGACGGAGAGGGTCTCCTTCCGCACGATGCGGGAGGCGAAGGGCGTGTCGCCTTGGCGGCGGTAATCGTACTGGTAGCCGTTGAGGTCGGATTCGGGATTGGCACTCCACGAGATGTTCAAATAGACCTGGACGGTGCCATCTGGCCCGAGCGCCGTGCCCGTGGCGAGGCTCACGCCCGTCGGCGTGCCAGGCGGCGTGGTTTCGATGTCGCTCTCGTCCACTGGGCTTGCGGCCGCCGAGACGCCAGTGGTGTATGGGGATACGGACCCGGATTCCCGGACGGCCCGGAGGCGATACCAGTGCGTGGTGGTATTGCCGGGCACATCTTGAAATCGCAGGGCGTCCACGCGCCAGGTGATGGCATTGACCGAAAAGCCGGCATCATCGGCTCGCTGGATCTCGTAGCTGTCGATGTCCGGTTCAGGATTCACGGTCCAGGTCAGAAGGATCGCCAGCGGTCTGGTGGCGGCGGCCAGCCCCGTCGGCGTGGAGGGGGATGTTTGATCCAGGTTGGCGGGATCCTGCACGTCAGCCGGATTGGGCAGGAAGGCCGGGGTGGCCAGGCCCTCCAGGAGCATGATAGAGTCGAACCAGCAGCTCCCGTCCACAGCGAAGACTTCGAGGATGCAGTCGATCTTGCTGGCCGCGTTGTCGATAGTGCGGTCCACCGTGATGAGTTGCCATTCGTCCGTCTCGCAGGCGAAGCCCGAGGCGCTAACACCCACCCCATCGTCCAGTTTGATCCGGGCCTGCTTGCCTGCCTCCTTCTTGACCCGAGCTGCCAAGGTGAAGACCTTCCCGCGCGCGTAGGCAATCGGTAGCGTTTGGCCGATGGCGTTCTGGGTCAGGCGCACATCAGCTCCCGCGCGCGTAACCTTCACCGAGGCCGCGCCCAGATGGAGATTCACCAGGTCCTGGATCGCTGTTCCCCCGGCACCGGTGAGCGTCCAGTATTGCGGCGACGACGCCCCGGACAGCCAGGTCTCCATGCCCCCGTTCCGGAGCTGGTTCGTGAGTTGCTGGGCCTCGTTGAGATCCGTGACCGCCATGGCTACAGGGGTTTCCTCCCACCGGGCCGGAACCAGACCCGGAAGGCGGCCAAGCTCACATCCTCATTGGCCACGCTATTGGACCAGCGCACGGAGAGCTGGTAACTGCTCCCGCGCAGGCGCTTCACCTGCCGCTTCTTGTTGGCGTTGAAACTGAGGGTCTGCGTCAGCACGCCATCCCGGAAGACTTCTGCCGTTGCCGTTGCCGTGCCCTTGGGATTGAAGACGGCCTCCAAGAAGTCGTAATTCTTCCGGCGAGAGGCGAGGGATTTGTCCAGCCAGCCGAAGTCCGTATCGGCGGTTTTAATCTTCAACGCATACCCGGCACTATTCTTGTTCCGAGCCGACTGCTCCAAGAGCCACACCTTACCGGCGTTGTCGCCCCCAGCCGGGCGCCGTATCGTGTCCGTGTCCTCCTTGAGCCACAGGCTGTCCAGCGTGTCACGGTAGGAATAGGAGAACTTCACCTTGTTCGGCCAGCCCGTAAAGTCGAACATCAGGCGGAGATCGTTCACGGTACTGCCCGCCTTCGGCAGTTGGTAGATGGCCAAGCTCTTGTGCTCGTACCAGGTGGAGGTCGCCTGATTGAGGCGCTGGAGGTTCACGTGTTGCCGGATCCAGTCCTTGATGCCGATCACCTCGGAGAGGTCCGATCGCCGATGGCTTCCGGCGCTCCGGTCGATCACAGAGATGAGATGAAAGCCTCCCTCGGCATCCAGCACGAGGATGTCATCCACGACGGGGACAGCCGCATAAGGTGTGTCCGCTGCCCCCAGGTCCCGATGCACTTCCTTGATGGCCCAGAACTGGTCCCGGGCATCGCTATCGTCCAAGTAGTAGATCCCGTCCGGGTGCTT